TATGACATGCCTACTGTCGTAGGTGCAACACCGCCTGCAGTCGCATCAGCATACGCCAGTCAACTAGCAATCAACACAGCAACAGGTGAAGTGTTCCGCTCACTAGTTGCAGGTTCAACAACGTGGGCTGAAACCAACATACGCTAATGGCTAGTAGAGTACGCACAGTCAATGTAGCTGAACGTCCTGAGTTGCTGTTGAAGGAGAACAGCCTACAGGATAAGTTTCTACAATCGCGTGCGAAGGTGCAAATCTATGGTGGAGGCTTTGGCAATGGCAAGACGACAGCAGCAGTCATCAAAGCAATACAACTCTCCGACATGTACCCCGGTTCAACTGGACTTATTTCACGATCAACCTATCCCAAGCTCAACGACACTATTAGAAAAGAGTTCCTTAAGTGGTGTCCCCCTAAGTGGATTGTCAGCTTCAGCACAGGACAAAACGGAGATAACATCTGCCACTTGAAGAACGGCACTACTATCTATTTCCGCTACATCGCGCAGCAGGGTACTAAGACAGATAGCAGCAGTAGCAACTTGTTATCAGCTACATTCGATTGGGTGATAGTAGATCAAGTAGAAGACCCTGAGATTACACACAAGGACTTCCTTGACCTGTTCGGACGACTACGTGGTCGTGCTCGCTACGCTGGTGACGACGCTACTATGCCTGTTACTGGCCCTAGATGGATGATGCTCACGTGCAACCCAACAGGTAATTGGGTCTACACGAAGTTAGTACGTCCACTGCAGCAGTATGAGAAGACAGGTGTTATAACAGAAGACCTCATCTGTGTACGCGACATTGACCGCAAGCCTGTTCTAATAGACGGCAAGCCGCAGCTACTTATCGAAGTAGTTGAAGGTAGCACATATGAACTACGCCACGTGCATGAAGCTGAAGGTGGCGACTTCATTCAAACACTCGAAACCATGTACCAAGGACAACAGCGTGATCGCTTCCTGCTCGGAAGATGGGTTGCGTATGAAGGGCTTGTTTACCCACAATACGATAGTTCTCTCCATCTACTGCAAGAAGGCGACATACATGCTCTCTTGGATGGCTACCATGAACAGCACTATCATCCGAACTGGATTGACGCCTACGACTACGGCCAAGCGCAACCTAGCTGCTACACACTCGCGTTTGTAACACCCGAACAGCACATCATCATATGCGATGGCTTCTATCAGAAGGAGATGCCCATTGACATGCAGGTGTCTGCTATACGGCGTATCCGTGCAGATTGGAGCGCTGAACTTGACGATATGCACAAGATCAATGCCGACCCGTCCATCTTCGGTCGTCGTACAGTCAACAAGCGTACAGTGGGTAAGACGATTGCTAAGATGTTTGATGACGATGACATCAAGATGAAGCGTGGCAACAACGACATTCCTAATGGCATTGTCAAGGTTGGTAGCTATCTCAATCTCAATCGCACTCTGTTGCATCCTATACACCGTGTCGCTGGCTCACCTAGGTTGTTTATCAATGCCAAGCTAGACTGGTGGACAGATGAGATAACTAGCTTCTTCTGGCAGCAGAACACAAGCGGCGAGCGCATAGACAAGCCTAACGACCGCAACGATCACGCTATGGACAACACACGCTACCTACTCAGCGACATGCCTGACATTGGTAGATACGTGACACCCGAGAACGAACGCGTACCATCGTGGATGCTGTGGCAAGAGAAAGACCGCAGTGCTATCAATCCTAGAGGGCATAGGTATGGCTGACGCTTACGACAGTACAGACGAACAAGTAAGACAGACGGCTGAACCTGCCAGCGACTTCAACACCTATGAAGGTGTCACAGCCGATCCTAATGCTGTACCTGACGACCAACCTATGTATCGTATGCTAGGTGAGTCGAAGATACCTGTCAGCAAACATCGTGGCCCGTTGTGGCGTTCGCGCTACGATCAGGGTAAGTCTGCAATGAAGAAGAACACTGAAGCGTGGAGTGAAGCATACAGGTACTACCGCCATGACCATACCCGTACTAATGCTCCATCAAGAACTGAGGAAGATATATCAGCCGGGAAACCACTCCAAGGCACGTATGACAGCACTGAGAACATGGTATTTGCGAACGTCAGCGCTCTCGTTCCTATGCTATTCACTAAAAACCCGGAAGCTGAGTTTACCACTGAAGACAAGACAGACGAACCAAAGCAACGCACACTTGAGAAACTTGTAAACGTACTCGCTGCTAAGAAGACAGCGCCAGGGATCAACCTCAAACGCAAGGTGAAGCGTAACATCGTCAGCACTACACTCACCAACGTAGGCTGGTTTGAGTGCGGCTACACCCTACGCGAAGATAGTAGTGAAGCTGCACT